CACCATTTCAATTATCAGCATCATCTGTTGGGTTGAGTGCAACCACAATGTATGACGTATCACTTAATAGAACACAAAGGAATTATATTCCAGGTGTATTAGGTGTAGATTGTCACGATAGAGGTACAAAGGTATATGTTGAGGACATTTATCCTAATATGTTACAAGATTTAGTTGACGGTAAGTTTATATTAGGTTTAAAACCAGACCTTATCCACGTATCAAATATTGATAACTACAAACAAGCTTATCAAACACCAGAGACACCTTGGGTTGTATCTGAACTTCGAGGTAATCAAGTTGTTAAATTATTTAAATCTGTATCAATATCTGACGGTACAATGGCGAATCAAGAAATTAAAATTTCTATTCAAAACATTAAACCAGATACAAAAGAGTTTGATATCATAGTTAGACAATGGAACGATACTGACGCAAGACCTTCTATTCTTGAAAGTTATCCTAAATGTAATATGGACCCAGCATCGAATAATTTCGTAGCTAGAAGAATCGGTACTGCAGATGGTGAAAACATTTTGAATAGTAGATTTATTATGTTGGTTATGAACCCTAACGCTCCTATTGACGCTTTCCCAGCTGGATTTGAAGGTTATGTGGTAAGTGATTATGTTGGTACTAACGGAACAGCATTACCTCCATTTATTGATTATAAAACAACATACGACCCAACATTCGAAAGAATTTCAAAAGTATACTTAGGTATCACTGAAAACGTTGGTATCGACCAAAATATGTTCAACTGGAATGGTTTAACTCAAGCTGGTGGACACTGGACAGCAACAACTAAAGGTTTCCACATGGATAGTGGAGCAACAATCGCTGGTAACTTTGATTGTGGTGCATATGAATTCAGAGATGTTGATGGACTTCAAGGGACAACTTATGAAAGTATTTCAGCTAGAAAATTCACATTTGTACCTTACGATGGTTTTGACGGATGGGATTGTTTTAGATTATCTAGAACAAACACTGACAGATATAGAGTTGGTAGAGCTGGATTTACAGCTGGTGTACTTAACGGACAATTTCAACAATTAGGGCCACAAGACGGTACTTCTGACTTGTACGCTTATTGGAATGGTATTAAAACCTTCGCAAATCCTGAAGCTGTTAACATTAACGTATTAGCAACACCAGGTATAGATTATTCTGATAACAATTATCTTGTTATCTCAACAATCGACATGGTTGAAGAACAAAGAGCTGACTCAGTTTACATTGTAACTTCTCCAGAGAACGTTACAGTAGAAGATACTGACCCAACAGTAGGGTTCGGATTTAACTCAGTAACAGTTGGTGATTCATCTTCTTTGGTTGATTTATTAAACGCAGCAGATATTGACTCTAACTACACAGCAACATATTGGCCTTGGTTACAAGAAAGAGATAGTGAAAATAGTGTTAACGTTTGGTTACCACCAACATTAGAGGTGTGTAAGAATATAGCATTAACAGATAATGTCGCTTTCCCTTGGTACGCAGTAGCTGGTTACAATAGAGGTTTAACAAACGCTATTCAAGCTAGAATTAAACTTACTGAAGAAGATAGAGATACTTTATATGAAGGACGTATTAATCCAATGGCAACTTTCTCAGATGTAGGTGTTGTAATTTGGGGTAATAAAAACTTACAAGTTAAAGACTCTGTTCTTGATAGACTTAACATCAGAAGATTGTTGTTACAAGCTCGTAAATTAATTACAGCGGTTGGTGTTAGATTGTTATTCGAACAAAATGACCAAATCGTAAGAAATCAATTCTTGAACCTTGTTAACCCAATCTTGGATAACATCAGAAAAGAAAGAGGTTTATCAGACTTTAGAGTACAATTATCTAACGACCCAGAAGAAATCGATAGAAACGAAATGAGAGGTAAGATTTTCTTAAAACCAATACCTACATTAGAATATATCATAATAGAATTCAATGTTACACCAACAGGTGCATCTTTTGATAACATCTAATATATTTATTAAAAAAGAAAAACTATGTCAAAAATTGTTAAAAAGAAAGACCTTGATGTCCTTATAGAAGGAACATTGAAAAAGGCTGGGTTTGTATCTCCTAAAAAAGATAAAATTGTAGTTGAATCTCCTAAAAAAGAAGAAATTATAGTTGAATCTACTGAGAAAAAAGAACTTATTAGTGAAGATTTCAAAAAGGAATTGGCTAATTTCAATAAACTAACGAATTACTCTTATAAAAAATAAAAACAACTATGGAATCAGTTAAAAGATACAAAATAAGCAAAGACCAACTTGAGAGAGTTGTTGAAAACTTTGTTATGGAATCAGCAAATATTGCTAGTAAAAAGGCTCCAGTGAAAAACCTTATCCCTGCTCAAGGTGCTGAGGCGAAAAAACACGTGAAGAATAAAATGTCTGGTAAGATGGTTGAAAAGGGTGAAGGTGTTCCTGCAGCAGGAGCAATGAAGAAAAAACTTCCTCAAGCATCAGATGCTAAGAAATTCGTTTCTAAATCTAAAGCAAGTCACTCAACTAAAGCTAAGGTTGTTAAAGAATCTGATTTGTTCAAAGGTGTATTAACTGAAGATATCATGTCTAATTTAGATACTGTTTGTGAAGGTTTAGGTATTGCTACTGGTACTGTTTCAGTTGGTGGTGATTCTGTTAGTAAGTGTTTTATGGCACTTCTAGCAATCGCAACAGGTGGTGGTATAGGATACGGTATTATTAAGACTTTAGGGAAAGACGCTATAGAAGGTATTAAAAACTTCTTCAAAAAGAAAGGTGGTACAGATAATATGACTGACTTTATGGATTACGGTAGTTTAACAAAAGATGAAATCAAAACAAAACTACAGGCAACTATTAAGGCTAACCCAGAATTACAAAAACAATTAGAAATAGCTAAAAAATACGGTAAGTAATTATCATATAGATAAAAAAAAATCCTCTAATTTAGAGGATTTTTTTATGCTTAAAAGTTTTTCCAGAAATTATCTCGATTTTTAATATACGTGCGATTAATGATATTGTCTACAATATTAACCACACCGATTATCGATACTCCCCAACAGAATAAACCGCCAGTAATTTGGTTTTCGATACAAAATCCACCAAAGGCAATACCAATGATGGTAAAAATTGCTAATAAATGTTCTTTAAATGTCATGATATAATAGTTTTAATTGTTAGTTGATTCGAATACAAATATACAAATAAATATTATATAACCTAGTGAAAACCTTAATTATTATTTTAATCTACTTTTATCGACAACCATCACATATATTGTATCGACAATTTTACCTACATTTACTGTAGTACTATTATTATTTAAATGAAGTGGGTTAGTAAAATCTCTATTGAGTGTCTCCATTTTAGTTACAAAATAATTTGTTTCGCCACGGTTACTGAACCAATTCCAACCAGTTACTTGTTTATATGTAAGTTTAACTTTCCAACCATATTCCGCTGCACTATCTAATTGAACAGCTAAACCCTCAGGTTCATTATCCCTATCGATAGAGAAGTCCCAACTATCTGTTGAAGTCATTCCTGTTTGAGTAAGGTTAAGATGTCCCTCCCAAGTCTCCCAAAAGAGTCCTTTTTTAGAAAGTTTATTCACGGTACCAATACGTTCACCGTTTGAGTAGTTATTACTACACGAAGTTAAGAATAATACTCCGATAATTAATGCTAATATTTTTTTCATTTTTATTTTGTTTTAGGTAAGTTTTTTACTCTTGGTTGAAGAACTTCATCGATAATTCCATAAGCTAAAGCTTCATCAGCTGATAACCATAAATCACGTTGTGCATCTTTAATTACTTGTTCGGCTGTTTTACCACAATATCCACCAAGTAAATCAAATAAGATTTGATTTGTTTTTCTCCACTCTATCATGATGATTTCAGCATCTTGGATATTTCCAACAGCTCCACCAGAACTTTGGTGTAACATTGTTACAGAGAATCTTAAAGAAGCTCTCATACCTTTTGTACCGGCTCCTAATAAAACAGAACCCATTGATGCTGCCATACCAGTATTGATTGTTTGGATTGGTGCTTGAATGTATTCCATTACATCAACAATACTTAAACCAGATTTTACAGACCCACCAGGTGAATCAATGTGCATTACAATCTGTTTCTTGTTATTTTGTTGGTCCAAAAACAAAAGTTGTGCCTGAACAACAGTTGACATCGCGTCATTTACACCACCAGCAATCCATAAAGTTCTATCCATCATCATTCTAGAGAAGATATCCATTTGTGTTGCTCTTAATTCTCTCTCTTCAAGAATATAAGGTGTCATACTATTTTCAACTCCAGGAAGAGCTGCCATAAATTTTTGATAAGCGTGTAAGGTACTAGAACCAATACCTTGGTCTTTAATTGCAAATTTTTCGAATTCTGTCTTCATATTTATATATTATTTTGTTCACTAAAGATATTTATAATAAAATTAACAGTCAATCTGCTAAAATTAAAAAATAGCATATTTATAATTAAAGATAACAACTTAAAAAAACACAAAATACTATGGCAGATTTATTAATGAGGATGCCCGTTCCTTATGAACCTAAAAAACAGAATAGGTTTATTGTTAGATTCCCATCACCACTTGGTATCCAAGAATGGTTTGTGAAAACGGCATCAAGACCTAAATACACTTCTGAGGAAACAGAAATTCAATTTCTTAATACATCTACATTCGTTGTAGGTAGATTTACTTGGGACACTATGGATGTAACATTCCGTGACCCAATTGGTCCATCAGCAGCACAAGCTATTATGGAATGGGTTCGTTTACACTCTGAATCTGTAACTGGTAGACAAGGTTATGCAGCTGGTTATAAGAAAGACGTTGAATTAGAATTACTTGACCCAACAGGTGTTGTAATCGAAAAATGGATTCTTCAAGGCACAATGTTAACAAACGTTGACTTTGGTTCATTGGACTACTCTACTTCTGAGATTGCTGAGATTACTGGAACTTTGCGCTTTGACCGCGCAATTCATGTATTTTGATGTAAAACTCTATCAAACCTTTACTTACTCTCCTTTTTTGTATATTTATATAGAAAAGGAGATTTTTTATGCAACACATTTGTAAAATTTGTAATCATGAGTTAACCAACCCACAGGGTTTATCAGCTCATTGCCGTTTAAAACACAAAATGACGGCTGAAAATGTTTATATTGAGTATTTCTTAAATGGAACTACACCAACTTGTGCCTGTGGATGTAATGAAAAACCTAATTATTTGGGTATTTATAAAGGGTTTGTTAAATATATTCATGGTCATGCATCTAGAGTTAATAACAACTGGGGCCATAATCCTGAAGCACATAAAAAAGCGGGAGAAACACAGAAAAAAATGCATGAAAGTGGTGAACTTGTTGTATGGAATAAGGGTTTAACTATTGAAACAGATGAAAGAGTTAAAAATTATGGTCTTACAATTAGTAAACATAAAAAGACGGAAGAACATAAAATAAAAATTAGAGAAACTCAAAGAAAAATTTGGATGGAAAACTATGATGAACTTGTATTAAAAACATCTAAAAAATCTAAAGAATATTGGTCTAAGCAAGAAAATCGTGATTTGAAAAGAATCGAACAAACTTCGTACTTAAAAGAAAGACTATCAACCAAGAAATCTAAATTAGAACAACAATTTGAGGATTTGATGAAGGAAATTGGGATTCAATTTTTAAATCAATTTCCCTTTGAGGGTTATTTATTTGATTTTTATATCCCTAAACATAATGTATTAATTGAGGTTGATGGTGATTGGTTTCACTGTAACCCAGAATTACATCCAGAACCTATTTACGAAACACAAAGGGTTACACTTCAAAATGATGAACGAAAAAATAAAGTTGTAAAAGATAACAATATAACACTTTTAAGATTTTGGGAAAAAGATATAAATAATAACCCTGAAATGATAAAATCAGAATTATCCAGATATTTATAATGGAAGGGAAAATAATATAAAAATCCTCATCTTATGGTGGGGATTTTTTATACTATCATCGATATTTATATAAAAATGAAAAACCTAATTCGTAAAATATTAAAGGAAGAACAAAATACACCATCATCTATCGAAGATGAATTCGAATGGGTTCGTGGTTTGGATGTGGCTGCAGCCGAAGAAGAGATTCAAAAACCTTGGAAGAACACTCACAATGACTATGGTATTGATTCATTAGAATTTTATGGTGAATTAGTTGACAATGGGGTCCATAACCCAGCAGCACTTAAAGAACTCGGTAAAATGTTCTATAAAGTAGTTCAACAAGCTCAAGAAAGTGGTTACGATAATGGTAGAGATAACTGTGATTGTGATTGTGATGGATGTTGTGATGATTATTATTCTTGGGATTATGTTCAAGAAGAAAAAGAATCGGCTGAAGAAAATGGATATGATAGAGGGCTAGAAGATGGTGAAGCTAATAAACAAAGTGAGATTGATGAATTAAATGAAAGAATTGCTGAATTAGAATCTAGATTATCAGCATCAAACGATGATGTAGAATGAGAAATCTAATCAAACAAATATTAAAAGAAGGTGATTTAGAATGGGCTGAAAATATTATTTCGGACGATAATTTACCTTTTGAAATAGGTGAACCCATAGTAAAACCCACCATTAAGGATATTTTTAGAATTAGTGTGTCGTTTATACATGGTGATGGTGATCATTACAATAATGAAACATTTGATTTCCCAACCTCAGATTTAGATACATTCTTAAAATTCTTAAAATTATATCAAAGTTTAAAAGGTACTTATTGGGAAGATAGTACACTTAAAAAATTAATGAAAACTTTAGGTATTGTTAGTAATGACGATGAAGTTTGGGAGATTATGAGTGATTATGTACCTAGGGATGTAACTGGTGGTGATGAATACTACCCAGCTAATGTAAACAATATTAGTGTTACTTATTTTGATAGTTCAGGTGTGGAGAGGCGTGTTAAATTGAACCAACCAGATAGGATATATAACCCCAAAGATTTTGGTAGTAGATGGTAATTAAAAATCATATGAGAAATCTAATTAAACAAATATTAACAGAAATAGAGGTACCACACCACTATCAACCTACAGGTAATTCTTGTGGGCCTAGTTGTTTAAAGATGGTTCACGATTTTTTTGTTGGTGATAGATTTGATGTTCCCAATATTTGTCAGGCTTGTAGCACTGATTGGGTTGTTGGAACACCCCCAGAGAGAATGGTTAAAGGTCTTAACTATATGGGCATCCAATATATTGAACATATTAATGATGAAGATCCCTTCCAAGCCTTAAAAGATGCAATAGATAAAGGTCATCCATGTATTGTTAGAACAATTACACAAGGAACACCACATTGGATTATTGCTGTAGATTACGACCATGATACGTTTATGATTAATGACCCTTGGTTGGGTAGAATTATATATGATGCCGATGAATTAAATGCTATTTGGCACATGCGTGAATACTTTTTTTATGAGGTTACTGGGGCTGACAAGACTTTCTATCCAGAAGAATTCGAAGAAGAAGAGACCGAGGATGATGACGATGGGGAAGACTATATGGAAGATAAATCATTATCTGAAACCGTAGAAATATCTCATTTTAATTCGGAAGAAGAAATTGTTGAGGCATTAAGGGTAGGACTTAAGGTTTTTAAGGGCCAAATGCCACCAAAATCTTTATTGACTTATTTATCAAAAGCTGCCGATTGGAGTGTATCTGTTAAGGCAACTTATCAAGGTAAGGTTGTTGGTTTTTATTTATTAACAGAGAATCAAATGTATGATTATATTCTTCATTATATGATGAGAGACTATAATTGTTATTCAGTTAAAGATTGTGAAACTAAAAATCCTGGTTCAATAAGAGTTAATCCGATGGATTTCAAAAGTCTAGATGGTGTAGAAGGTG